AGTGCTTAAGTGCATACACCACCCGTACATTATACGGGTCCAGCCAATGGAGGTTGATTTGGTAACTAGTACTCGCCGATCGCGGACCGAGAGGTATCCGGATTTACCGAACTTCTCGAATACCTACGATGGGCCTGCTAGAATCGCGCAAAACGTGTTTCTTAGCAGTACTGGTTACTCCCAGGTTACCGTCTCTCATGGAAATAAAATTTCCAATATGTACCATCGGGAACGCAAATATTTACAGCGCAACCGAGAGGACATAGGCGGTAGCTTTAGCACCATATCTGTGGACTGTCGAGGTAAAGGCGAACGTGTCTATATCTCGAACGGTCCTAAGACCTCTGGTGTCTGGTTCGAGTATGATGGATTGTTGTATGCTTGGGATCGTAATTTACCTTTTACGATCGATCAAGCACCAACTCCAACATCTCTATCCCAGATGAATGCGTTGGGAACCCAAGCTATTGCTCGGTCTCTCCCTACGAATCCACTATCAGGGATGGGTCAGTTTCTAGGAGAGTTAAGGGATCTTCCCCGTCTCCCAGAAATCCAAAACTGGCGCGATAGAGCTCACAATCTGAGACACGCAACTCGCAACTTCGATTTCGATGGTGTGAGTCGCAGTGCCGCAGGTGAGTATCTAAACGGCGTTTTTGGATGGGCACCTTTTGTCGGTGACTTGCAGAAATTCTTTGGCACTGCCAGAGATTCTGCTCGCCAGATGACAAGGTATGCGAAGGGCGCAAATCGTGTCCTTCGCAGAACGTACCACTTTCCCGAATCAACAGCAACTACCATTAGTGGGGGCTCTCTCTATTACGGAGATCCACCCCTACCTACATGGACAGTTGCCAAGGACGGCAGGATTGACAAAGTAACTCAAACGTCAACCAAGCAATGGCTTTCTGCTGCATTCACTTATTACTTGCCTCCCATTCTACCGGGGGACAATGAATTCGTGACCGCCTTGAATAAGGCTAAACAGACAGAAGCGTATGCTAATAGGCTTTTTGGCCTACGGTTAACGCCAGATTTAATTTGGAAACTGACGCCCTGGTCCTGGGCCGCCGATTGGGTTACGACCGCTGGTGATGTTATTCACAATTGGTCGGCTTTCGCAAACGACGGCCTTGTCATGAAGTACGCTTATATGATGGAACATAAAACCAACATAGAAACGTGGCATTTGCGCGATCTTAAGACCGTCGATGGACGGACTCATGATCTAACGCAATCGCGACGTGCTTCAATGAAGCAGCGTACTATCGGGACACCATATGGCTTTGGATTGAACACTGCGGCATTCTCTGCTAAGCAGTGGGCAGTCATAGCGGCCCTTGGGATTTCCAAGCAGCCACTCTCAGTCAATAAAGGCTGAGCAATACAAAATTCCTAGATTTACTAGGTGGATTATCCCGCTGTGGGATAATTCGAAAATTCTGTATAGGTTCTGTCCAATGGCTTTCGCCGATCCACAAACTGTCACGATCAATGCTGTTGCCAATACGCTTCCGCGTACTGGCTTCAACCCTGCTTCCGGTATCTTTACTAAAGATGACGGAAATGTCAAGCTGTCAGTTTCCAACCAGTACGCTGCAAAGCGCACTCGTCGGAGCTGCCGTCTTGACTTCAGGAAGATCGCGGCTGATCCGCTCGTCTCCGCCCAGAATATTTTGTACTCTATGAGTGCATATCTGGTTGTTGACATTCCGGTCACCGGTTTTACGGTGGTCGAACAGAAGCAGATCGTGGATGCACTGACCCTGTATCTCACTGCTACTTCTGGCGCCCGTGTCACCCAACTTCTGGGTGGCGAGGTCTAGTCGCAGCATTGAGGTGTCTCGTTGAGACAAACTCGGTCAGTGAAGAGAGTCATAGGACTAAGGAGGACTTCGCTATAGTCATATAGCTGGTCCGCTCAGAAAGGTAATACCTTCCATGAGTAGTCCTATGGAGCTTATGCAGCGGGTACTTCAAGATGGAAGTACCTGGTGTTGCACTTGCACCACTCATGATATGAATTATATCATGAGACGTTTTGAACACGAAGGTGATTCGTTTCTTACGATCACCCTACCTACTTTCACCGCTGACTTTGAAAGAAGTCTTGATGAAGGTGGTGTAGCTCACGCTTCTTTCCCGAGTTTTCGGAGAAAGAGAGGTCTCCCCCTATTTTTAGGAGGTTTCCTTGAGCAAGTGTTCGACCGTTGTAGTGGTCGGTTACTGAACGATCCGTCTCATACGGCGATCTTCTTTATTCGACAGATAACTCTGTTGTTTAAGAAGGTTCTCCTCGATTGCTCGCAAGAGCGTACAAGGAAAGCGTATGAAACCTACGTCCAGTGTGAGAACGAAGTACGTGACTGGTCTGAAACCATTCAGCTCGATCTACTCGATCGGTTTGGACGTGTTTCTGATCTTCTTTGGGGTACTGATTGTAGCCACCTTGACCGCAAGGTTTATGATGGCCATCTTGTCCCCCGTCACGGACCAGGTAAAACCGCAGATCGAACTTCCGGTAACGGTAAGTTCGACTTCGACACCTGGCACACCCGCCTTGAAGAGTACTTCCCTTCAGGAGACTACCGAATAGCCAATTATGGCTTTCAGTATGTCTTAGACGGTGTTACTTTCGTCGAACCCGAGGCTGAGATGCCTGTCAAGGTTGTCTCAGTCCCTAAAACGTTGAAAACACCGCGAATCATTGCCATAGAACCAACGTGTATGCAATATACACAGCAAGCTCTTATGGAAGTGATCGTGCCTTGCCTCGAGGAGAGTGACATCCTCCAAGGGGCAATAGGCTTTACCAAGCAAGAACCTAATCAGGTCCTTGCTCGGATAGGTTCTGAGGATGGTAGTCTTGCGACTGTCGATCTTTCAGAAGCTAGTGACCGTGTTTCCAATTTGCTCGTTCTTAGGATGCTACGTCCTTATCCGCACTTTTCTGGTGCAGTTCAGGCGTGTCGTTCTACCCGAGCAAACGTACCTGGTTTTGGGAATATTTCCCTGACCAAGTTTGCGTCTATGGGTTCAGCTTTGTGCTTCCCGATAGAGGCTATGGTCTTTTTGACCATAATCTGTTTATCGTATGAAGAAAAGCTTAACCGATCCCTCACTAAGAAGGACCTTATGGTCATTCTTAGAAAGGTGCGTGTCTACGGTGATGATCTAATTATCCCCGTAGATTTAGTGCGTCACGTTGTTGCTAACCTGACCCGTTATGGGCTTAAGGTTAATGCGCGCAAGTCTTTTTGGACCGGAAGGTTCAGAGAGTCTTGCGGTAAGGATTACTACGGAGGCAGTGACGTTTCTGTCACTTACCTTCGTAGATATCTTCCTTCACAACGTGGTGACGTTCGTGAGATGATCTCTTGCTATTCTTTCAGAAATCAGCTCTATCGAGCTGGTCTCTGGAAAACGGCAGAGTTCCTCGACAACCATCTGAGGAGATTAGCCCCTCTTCCGACTGTCGCTGAAACATCTCCAGTTCTTGGTCGAAACAGCTTCCTGGGTTATGAGACTCAGCGGATCTGTAAGACCCTCCATCGCCCCCTTGTCAAGGGATTGATGGTGAGTGCTCCCAGTCCGAAATCATCGATTTCGGGTGAAGGTGCATTACTGAAGTTCTTCCTCAAGAGAGGGCTTGAACCCTTTCAGGATGTGAAGCACTTAGAACGTTATGGACGTCCTATGTCCGTCGACATCAAGACTAGGTGGGGGCCATCTGCTTAAGGCAGGTGGTCATGGATTCTCGTAAGAGATCCACAGGGGAGAAAGAGTAGCTTCTCCTCGAAGTTGAGGAGTTATCAACAAGCAATAGCTTGAAGAGAGCAATTCTTTC